CCGAAAAAGGGGGGGGGGAGTATGAAGCAATTTCGAGTCTATGGCGTCGTGGCCGCTGCGCTGATTCTGTTCGTGTCGTTCCTGGCGCTGTTCGTCCTGGCCCCGGTGCAGGCTGCGCAGCCCGTCCCGCTGGCCGCGCCGACGCCGGTCGCGGCGGTAGTGCGCAGCACGCAGCCGGAGTTTCCGGTGTTTTTCAACGAGCGCGCGTTGACCGCCGACGCCCGTTCAAGCTGCTTTGAAGTGCCCGACTACAGCGTGGTCGATTTGCAATATTTGATCGACCAGACACTAGTCGCATCGGCGGCCAACACGACCACGCTAACGCTGCAATGGAGTAACGACAACGCCAATTTCGTCAACGGCCTGGCCGTAGCGACGAACAACACCACTGACACGAACGATTTGCAGCAGTTCCAACTGTTCGGGCGTCACGCCTGCATCTATGCCGATGTGACGAATACGAACCCCGTCACGATCACAGTGCTGGGGGTGGTCAAGTGACGCCGCTGCGCGCCGTGGGGCGCTACCGCAACGACGTGCGCGGGCTGGTGTTCGTCAAGGGCGATACGTTTGAGGCGGATGACGATCTGCTGCGCTTTCTCATGTCCGACGCGCCGGAGTGCTTCGAGGAAGTGACCGCTAAGGCGGTAAGCGCGCCGCCCGCGGATAAGGCGATGCGCGCGCCGGACAAAGCGAAGTGACGGAGTGACGCGTGGCCTACGCAACGCTGGACCAGTTGACTAGCTATCTCGGCATCGATGAAAGCTACGATGATGACAATCTGCTTTCGTCGCTGCTGGCGCGGGCGCAGGCGGCCATCGACAGCTATACGCGGCGCACGTTTGAGGCAGCGGAGGACACAACCCGCTACCACAACGCAGACTACATCAGCGCGCAACTGCTGATGCTTGACGGCGACTGCTGCGCGGTGACGGCAGTCGCCAATGGGAGCGGGGCGATTATCCCCGCCGCCGAATATCGCTCACTGCCGCGCAACCGCACGCCGTTTTATGCCCTGCAACTGGAGCCGACCGGCTCACTCGCTTGGGACGCGGACGGGGACGGAATCGCCGTCACCGGCAGATGGGCGTACAGCGTGAGCGCGCCGGCTGACGTGACGCACGCCTGTATCCGGCTCGCGGCATGGTTCTACCGGCAGAAAGACAACACTGGATTGGACGCGCCCATGATTTCGGGCAGCGTAACGATCCTGCCGGTGCGCCTGCCCGCGGATGTAGCGGAAACTCTCAAGCCGTACCGGAGGGTGCTGGCGCTATGACCTACGCAGAGTTCACCGCGTCGCTGGCGGGGCTGAAAGTGACAGGCGTCAACCGGCGCTTTAGCAACCCGCCGCAGCAGTTGCAAACCGCACACCTGCCCGCGCAGTGGCCGCGGCTGCCATCGGGCGATACGAGCATCGTCACCATGACGGGCGGTGCAGACCTGCCGGCGATCACCTGCGATCTAGCGATTGTGGTCGAAGCGATAGGGCAGAACACGCAGCCCGCCAACTGGACCAAGGCCATCGGCGTAATCGACGGCCTGCACGCGGCATTGGCGGCGGAAGCGGAGAACGGAGTAATCGACCGCTGGACGCTGCGCCTGCAGGGGGAATATGTCGGAGAGACGGCGTACTGGATGATCGTCGCCACTGTGACGGGGAGCGAGTAGCGCATGGGCGTTAAAGGCAGATGGGCGCGGCTGTACGTGGGCGAGGTGGATTTGTCGCTCAA